ATTTTGTAGGGAATGGTTTATGGTTATAACCTTTTGGTTTTAGATATACATCAGTTGGTACTTGTCTAATAATTAGATCAGTTTTTGTAGGGTCAACAAAATTAACAAGTTCTACTGGTTGAGGACTTAACCTAAATTTACTTTCATCTAATATAAATTCAACTTCTTCAAATCCTTCTGAAGCACCATACTGTCCTCTTTTAATTGCCCATTCTTCATGAAACTCTAAACTGTCTTTGTTAGCACTGCTTAAAGCGTCGAACATTTTTGTTAACGCATTGCTAGTACCTTTATCTTGGATCATTCCTTGATAAAATTTGTACTGTGACACATCATCATTTATGATGTTTTCTATGTACTGCCTCTTTTGATAACCAATTAGATGTTGTGCAAGTCTTTGCTGTTCACTATCAAAGTTATCTGTATCTAGGTCATAAAAGTCTGCAAACTGATTTGTTTTGTATTCAAAGTTTGGAATAAGTTTGCTATCAGGTTTAGCAGGTAGCACATTCCAATCAGCATCATCGAACGTTTCTTTACCAGCAACTTTTTTATTTGCTACATAATAAAATGTTTTGTGTTGTACGATGTCGCCAATTGCATAATCAGTCCATGCTTCCCATTGAGTACAAGTTGCACTGTCGTAAATAAAACCAGGAATGTTTAGTCCACCGGTCCATTTTTCTGTTCTGTAACCAAGTACCTTAATTCTTTCTTGCCTATATCCAGGCGCTATATCATAAATTATATCGTTGAAAACAGTTTTGTTATCAATAATCAAAACGTGTTCTCTTTGTACTAAAGGAAGTTTTATGTGATATATTCCGTCAGCACTATTTTTTACTTGTAAACCAAATTCATTTAAACTATCTCTTTTAGTTGTGCTAAAATTTCTTTTTAATTTTTTTCCATCTGCCTTCAATAGACTGTAATCATAGAATGGATCAAATATATCATCTACGACAGCATAATCTCTGCTAAAGTTTAATTCTTGTGCTGATGGACTTAATGTTATTAATGCACCTTCTTGCCAATTTTGTGTAGTCCAGAATAAAAATTCTCTAGTTGTAAGTTCCCAGTTTTCAACCTGTTCTAAAGTTCTGTTAAAACTATTAAAAGTAAATCCAATTGACTCTTGATATTTTCCATATCCTAATAAAAAGTCAACAACATCTTGGATTGTAAGTAAAGTAGTACCATAACCTAATTTGCTTTCTGTATCTTCAAACGAAGATCTAAATATTGCAGTTCTACCTCCTGTGCTTGGAAGTTCTGGTAACGGAAACCAGTTATCTTCTATAAATGATTCTGCTGTATGTGTAACTTTTGCTCTATAAAACTCTTGACCAATTTGAACAATGTTCCCAGCAGTATAAGTTTGTCCTGCTTGGAATGTTACAAAGTTTTCACTAACTGCACCAACTGTTACAGATGGATCAGATGCTACTTCAATGTGTTTGAAATATTTGAATGAAGGCATTGTGTTATCATAACCTTTAATTATGTAACCGCCTTTTGCTTTTTCAACAATAATACCACTGTAACTTACAGCGTCAATTGGTGAACTTGTATTAAAGATTACTTTATAATTTTCTTCAGGAACAAACACATTTCCTTCGTTCGTTGGTGTTCTACTATCTAAGACTAGTTTGAATTTGTCTTTTTGTGTAAATCCTCCTAACTTACAACCTAACTTGTTTTGTAAGTTTGCAATATTATCTTTGTAATCTTGTATTGTAGTTGTGATACTTCCATACAAGTAATCAAATATGTAGTTTATAAATCCTGCGGTCTGACTTCTTGTTGTGTCAGTCGCTGTGTTAGGATAAACAAGATCGCCTAATGCAATCCTTTTATTAGTTTCGCTATACACTATTTCGTTTGCACTATTACGTTTTGTTCTTGCTCTATCAAAACCTAAACCAATAATTTTTGTAGGTTGGTTTAAACACCAGGCAATCATTAAAGCAAAAGGATAGTCTGAACTTTTTCTCCATGCTGTTTCTGTAGGTGCTTCATCTCCAAATACAAAATTATTGCTTGTTAAAGGCACCACTACGTTTTGTGCATATCCACAATCATTTGGACTTAATAAATTACCTTGACTATCAACCGGAATGTTTTTGTTTAAATCTTTTCTTTTGTAATTGTTGTTGTAAACGATAGTTTTGTTTGGTTCACGAATTCTACCTGCTGTTAGATCGTCCCATAATATTCTATTTTCATTTGTATATGGAGCAGGACCGTAAGTAGTTTCCCACCAACTTGGTTTAATGTTATATCCTAAAACTTCCCAAGGATGTGTATGTGGGCGGTCTGTATCTAACCATTGTTTATATACTGCTCTCCAAAAACCTGGTAACTTTTGTCCATCTGCATTTGTCATTGCACCATAGTTCCAAGTAAACGTGTTTGGATTATCATAGAATTCATTTGATGTATAGTCAATACTGCCAACAACTTCTAACCACTGTATGAACTCTGCCATCATACCTTCGTCAATACTTTCTTTTGTAAAGCCAGTATTTCTATCGTAGGTTCCAACAAATGAATGTATATCTACAATGTTTTTGTCATATGGTACTTTTATATTATTGTAAATTCTTTTTTCAAGTTCTAATAATACGTCATCTCTAAAGTCACCATATGCTTTTGTTATACTTCCGTCATGACCTTGTATTACGTCCACTGCTGTTTGATATGTGTTATCATTGTACTTGCAAGGTTCGTATGCTGGATATAAACCCAACTTGGTTGGTGTTTGTGGAATATAGCAACCATCTGTAGTATTATATTCAAAGATTTCGATAGTATCTTTAAGAGCCAACGTTGCAGTTATTTGTACAAATCCTTGTGTAGTAAAAGTATAATCAGTGCCATGTACTAATTGTTTTCCATTTAGATATACGTAAACTGCTTTATTAGTTAAATCTGTTAAATTGTGTACGAAACTTATTGCATAAAATTGATTGTCTGCATCAACGACCGTGTATTCTTTTTTAGTTGTGTCTGAAGAACCAAGCATATCACTAAAATAAAATGCATTGTCTTTAGTATTTTCACTATGCATTTTTGCAAGGATTTTATCAACGTGTACTTTTGCTGGGCCTTCGAATCCTAAATCTTCAGCAGTCTTTACAAAGTTTCTTTTAAATTTGCTATATTCTCTTTTTGCAAATTTTAATGCTTTAATTATATTTGCATCTTTGTCAGTCATGTGGTACAATGCAAGATTCATTGGACCAGAATGTTGTAAAAATTTTGTACCGTACTTACTTGTTAAACCTAGATCTCTTAAATTGTTTACACCTGGATTTGTTCCGCTGAAGCCTGGAACATTGTCAACAATAGATTGTACATGATCATTTACTTCACCTAATGTAAATTCATTTATGTTTGCGTTCTGTGGATTGCTTTCTAAGTTACTAGGAAATTCATAATAACCATTTGTGTTTTTATCTGCTTCACTTGTTGTTTTAATTACTAATTTGTCACCATTTGTAATTTTTTTAGTAAATGTAACATACGCAATTCTATTAATTCTATTAATTTCATAATCTGTAAGTTCAGTTTTTCTTTGTCCATTAAGGTACACTTTAACTGTAAGTGCGTTTAAGTCACCACTAAAGTCATAAACATCTACTGGGAAGTCATTAGTTTTTACTGATGTGTCATACTGTCTTACTACTTCTTGCTTACTAAGATTATCTGCTTTTTTCCAACCAGTGACACTTGTATATGTTGTTCTATCTGTGTACTTTCTTAACACACTAGTATCTGTTTTTACTGTTTTTGTTACACCTGACAAGTTATATGTAAAACTGTCATTAAGTAAATTAAAGTTAAAAACAATATCACCTGTGTTTTGTACATTTTGATATGACAAAGCAAATCCTAATTCAGGATCTACTGCACCAGTACCTATCTTATAAGAAAAAAGTTTTGTACCAGTAAAGTTTGTATTAGTATATGTTGTGAAACTATTTCCGGTTTCGTCAAACAAATCAAAAGTTGGAGCAGAGTTAGATGTTGCTTTATCTTGTCCTTGAATCCAAGTTGTTCCGTTGTACCAGAACATTTTTCCTTTGTATTTTGTTCCATTAGTTGATAACACAGTTTCATTTGCATTTGGTGTAGCATCTGTTTCTTCTTTTAAATTAATAAAAGTTTCATTTCTGTGTCTTAAAAACTTAACTTTAAAAATTTTATCTTTAACAAAACTATCAGTGTCAGCAGTAAAAAGTACTCTCATACCTTCAACCAAATCTATACCGTCAACGTTATATCCTACTGAACCTTCAATAGTACTCATTACATCTTTAGTTTTGTCATCTATTAAATCAACATTTGCTTTTGCTTCTGTACCAAAGTTCCAAAGTTTAACACCTGCTTCAAATTCTATAATAGGTCTTGTTGCTCTTGCACTTTGGTCTAATATCTCAGGAGTTCCTGTTGCTGTTGCAATTCTGCTGATTACATCTTTGTGGAACCATCTGTTAAATCTTGCCCATTGGTTCCTATCTGGAGATGCTCTATTAAAAACAATATATTCTTTTACTGTTGGATAATTGTTTGCATTACTAAAAGGCACTCTGTCAAAAGATTCAGTATCAAATGGAACTTGTTTAGATTCTGTTGAACTGCTAGGTATTTCTAAATCAACTTCATCTACTAATTGTATTTCTTCTCCAACACCTTCTACATAAAATTCTTTGTTGTCATATTTGGCTGGTGTAACTTCTCCAGCAAATCTAATTTTCATTCCATTAGTAAATGAAACACCTGCTTCTGTTGTATAAGTTTGTTTGCCAATTATTTCTGCTTCAACGTCAATTGCAGTGTTTTCATCTATATTGTAAATGTTTGCACTACCTGATGTATTAACATCATTTTTACTAATATAAAATAACTTGGTTGGTGCATCATCTGGAATTGTAAATTCTAATACACCCTTTTCAACGTACACTACACCATCTGATGTTGTTACGCCTTTATTATAAAGTGTGCTAATATTTTTTCCTGGCTCATATCCTTCAATACCACCTTCAACTGGATCTACCAAAAATCCGTCTTGATCAAAGTTAGCACTGTCATAGATCTTACTATCGTATTTTCCTGGTGCTAACACACCTTCTACAGTTTCAGTTACAATAGCCGCACCTGGAGTAAACACTCTGTTGGTTGCAAACGCAATAGGATGTCCTGGTGTGTCTACAACAAATCTATATGTTTGTCCTTTATAAAGTTTTAATGTTGGATTAGCAGTCTTGCCATCTGGTGTAAAAACAAACGCCATGTTATCACCTTGATCTTCAACTGTAACTTTATATGTACTAGTGATACCTTTTGCTTGACCTAATACTGTTAAGGTTTGTGGGCCTTCTGGCAACCAATAATATTCTCTAAAGTTTGAAAACTTATCCCAGTCAACGTGTGGATCCCATGCATAATATTCTTGCGAATTTAATTTACTATGATCTTTTGTATTTCCGCCAAACACTTTTGTTTGGTTAACAAAGTCTTGATAGTCTTTGTAAAATTTTGTATTACCAATGTTATCGTCAATAACAAGAGCAGGTTCCAATTGATAGTTTTGTCTTAAATCACTTACGTCATTTATATAACTATCCGTAGATTGAAATGCTTTAGCGTCTCGTCTACCAATGTATCCATTAATTTTTTCAACAGTACCTGAACTTATTAATTGATCTAAAGTAGAACTTACAAATTTTTCATTTGCAACTGTCCTGAAGTATCTAGGTAAGAACTGACTGGCTTTTCTAGTTTCGCCGTTTTTGCCAGTTGGTAATGGATTTTCGTTTTGGTTATTCTCGTATGCCATTAGTAACCGCTCCCACTAGATCCACTTGATCCACTACTGCTACTTGACGAACTAGAACTTGAACTTGAAGAAGTATAACCTGTTGAACTTGAAGTGCTAGTTGTTGTGGACGAAGTTGTACTAGTGAAAGCACTACTTGAAACACCGCCTGTTGAGGTCGAAGTTGATGTTACTATTTGACCTTCAGACTTCAGTCTAGTAGCAGTGACGTTGTCAATAATTTCAACGTTATCAACTGTTGCACCACTTATGAATATCTCATCAGACTCAGAATTAATTTCGTACAAACTACCAAATGACTTATTAGCCTCAACTGGCACAATTACAAATGTTAATAAGTTTGGTGCAGTTTGATTCATTACGTAAGTAGCCATTTCTGTGAAACTAAATTTATCTCCAAAGTCCCAGTTATCTAATGCAAAGAATTGATTGATTGCTTGTATAACTTTTACTTTCAAATCATTGTCATTAACAACTACTTCTGTATTTTTTACAATTTTAAATTTTGCTTGTAAACTTAAATCTGCTTTTTCTCCGAATAACACTTTGTATTTTACAGGATGATAAATTACTTCATCACTGATAGATTTAATTTTGTTTATGTTTGCACCGTAACTTGTAAACAACTCATCTGTGCTTGGTGCTAAAGGTTTATTTGCTAAGGTTCCTGCAATATACTTTCTAAATTTTGTATCATATGATTTAGTTAAAATAAAAGTATCTATGATATTAGTACTGCTTGGATCAATTCTATTTGAATCGTCAGCACTATGCACATATTGAAACTTAATATTTTCTCTACCTCTGTATGCTTTATAGTCAGTAGTCAAAGAAAGTTTTAGTGTTGTTGAATCTAAAATTTTAAATACATTTTCATCTACAAGATAAAAGATTGTACCGTCATTGTAAGAACTTCTTGTGCCAACAGCACCTTCATTTTGTTTTACAGTAATATTGCTACTTGGAGTATAGCAGTAAATTTCACTTTGATCTGATGTAGTTTCTTTTTTCATAAACACCCATTTGTTTAATGGATTAGTATTTGTGTCTACATATTCTTCAAATATATCTGGATTATCTACAACACCATCACTATCATTATCAAAGAAACTTACTTCTACTTTTTTACTGTTTACATAATTGTCTGAATCTCTAAATTCTTTGCTTACTTGCCATAAAAAGTCAGTTGTAAAAGATGTAAGTGAATCTGGTTTTTGATTTATAGATAAAATGTTAATTTTGTCTTTAATAAGTTTTCCTGTTCTGCTATCATAAATTTTATCTGTTGAATCATAGTAAAATTTAATTTCTTTATTACTTTCAAATACGTATCTAGTTGTTCTGTACGTGAGTGTATAGTTTACTCCATCTGTTTGGAATAACATTAACCAACTACCGTCTAGTGACTGTTGTGATTCATCACCCGTTTGTCCTTGACTAAATGCACCCGAAGTTTTTAAGTTTTCTTGTTTAATAACTTTCCAACTTTCTGTATTAACATCAAAACGTAAACCAAAAGTATTAAAAGCAAAAATTTGATCTATTACTTGACTTTTTACTGCTGTTTGTAAACCATTTGCTAATTTAGGTCTTACTTCAGTAAGTATTGCATCACTTGGTATAATGTCATTTAAGACAATAGGACCTATGCCGTTAGTTACAGTAGTGCCATCTGTTGCTATGCTTACAACCTTTGCCCATTTATATAAAACTGCTTGTGGATGATCTGCATTTCCAGTCATTAAAGTATGACTGTCGTCTGCCATAAAATGTTTTCCTGCAGGTGCACTAAATTTTAATAATGTGCCCGGAGTAACATATCTTAATGAACTTCCTGTAAATGTGCCAACCTGTAATGCTTCGTCATTTATATTTTTAAAATATCCATTTGAATTATTTGTTGACTTATTACTTTGCACCCAAGTTGCACCAATATCACCAACAACAATTTTTGCAAATTTGCTTAGATAAAAATTATTGATATTTGTGTTTTGTAGTAAAGGCGTTATTGTATTTTCTACAATACCTTCTACATCTGTTCTAGTAGTAAAATTAAAACTTGTAACTTCATCTTTATCTTCTTTGTAAATTACACCATCATTACCATATATGTTTGTACTTGAATATTTTCCTGTTGAGTCTATTAGATCAAAGTATCTTGAAATACCGCTGGAAGTTCTGTTGACTGATTTTACCTTTATAATTTCCTGTGAAACACTTAACGGACTTACTTGATAATCTTCACCAGTAACCATTCTGTTTTGTGTGTAGTAAGTAGCAGGTGCATTATTTTTAATGCTTTCATTTGTTTCACTTATTGATGCATTATCAACAGTGTACTTTAATTCCATGTCAATTGTTAAAGTTTCACCTACACCGTTTCTACTAGTGTAAGGAATAGTAACTGTTATGCCAATTAAATCATCTGGCTGAATTGCAAAACTTCTATTTTGTGATGTTCTATAATAAACTCTAAAATTACCTTGAGGTAAATTTCCAAATGTGCCGTCAGCAAAAATTAAACTTACTCTGTCTTCAACTCTGCTTAAAACACTGTAAATATTTTTTATTCTTTTGTTTACACTATTGTAAATTACGTTGTTACCTTCAACTGCATCAACTTTAGTCCATAGTTGACTTTCAGCACCGTTGTTATCTAATTTGTACAACCAAACATCACTGTCATTTACGTTTGTTGCGTCTAATTGAACAACTTGATTAGATCCAGGATTAGTAATTTGGAAACCACCTTGATCTAAAGCACCTTGTCTAAATGAACAAAAATATCCTGTGTTTGAACTTCCATTGCCTTTGCCATCTTCTCTATATAAAAATGCTAATCTATTTCCAGGCAATGGTGCTTCTTCTGTAATCTTACCTGTGCCTATGTCTGAACTAACAACTTCGAATATTGTACTTTTGCCGTCTACAGTTTTTGTGAAACTGTAAACAGGTACATCTGCGTTTGTGGCATTGAATCGATACTGCTGAACAGTTATACCGTTGACTGTATCTGATTTTACCGGTTTGCCTATGATTCCATTTTGTGGTAGGGCGGCATTAAGTACTTTTCTAAACTGTTCTGACCAGTTAGTATTTGCAGGATCATTCCATACCACAGTCTGACCTGCAAGGTTTACATTGTTACTATCGAAAATTTCTTCAGTAGTTGCTACTGACTCAAATTTAAGTAATCCGTTTGCTGGTTGATTACGTTTTGGATTGTAAGAAAGCAATCTTGCTAGACGGAGAACTGACTCTCTACGTTCTGCAAGTTCCAGGTAATTTTCTCTAGCATTCAAGTCAACTCTAAATGCAATGTTTTGACCTAAGAAAGCAATAAGGTCAATCAAAGCGAGATATTCACTTGATTCAATGTAATCGTTAAAATCCTCAGGATAGTTAGTTCTGAGGTAATTGATCATTGTTCTACGTAAATTGTCAAAGTCGTAACTCTGAAAATCTGCGTTTCTAAAAGACTGATAAACACGTTTCCAGTCTTCTGCTAACAATAATCTATTTTGTCTATATGTTGTCGACATACTGCTTCCTTACTATTTGTATTTACCTGAAACCATTATCTGCGTACTTAATTCTATGATATAAACCCTGCATTCTGATCAAATGTCAAAAGCAATGATTCTGATATGTTGTACGGTAGATAAGTCAGTGAAACACTTATTTGTAAGCCACTTTCATATTGATCAATAGTAACATTATTAACAGTCACTCTTGGATCATAGTTTACTATCTCTGTAACGTTTTCTGCAATGGCTTCCTTTAAATCTTCTGTTAGGGGTTCATATAAAGCGTCCCATACGATTGTTCCAAATTCTGGATTCTCTAATTTTTCCCCTTGTCTAATATGAAATAGATTAATAATGTCTTGTTTAATAAGTGCAAGATCATACAAATTAAATCCGTTTGCATTAGGATCAACTGTGCTTATACCACGATAAGCACGACTTTGCACAGGTGGCTTTTGGCGTTTTGCTGTTTGCACCTTAACTGTTTTTATTACATCTTTTTCCTGTGTACTCATAGTAATATTTATTGTCCTTTCTTGAACGTATCCACTGTTAAGGCAACTGTTTGTGCCGGTAATTCTTCTGGTTCTGTTCTATCTGTTTTAGTATCAACAAACACTGTTGGATCCATGCTTTCATGATGCGTCCAAGGCTCATGTTGCGGTAAGCGTTTGGAAAGCGAAGCGTCCGCGATAGCGGTAGCGACATCGGGAAAACGCGGTGTATAGCCGCTGGCGGCTTGCGGTAACTTATGTGTAGACAACGGAGTTGTAGCGGTAGCGGTAGCGGCTTGTGGGCCATTCATATGGATCTCTGTTGCTGTTTCAGTATGATTCTCGCCGCTGAGTATGTCTGTTGTTTTACCTGCTGTAAATTTGTTTGCTCCTGTTGTGTTTATGTCTAAGTTTCCAAGTGTAGTAATTGTGTTGTCAACTGCCACGTAGGCTCGTAAACTCGCCGCAGTGTCAAGATTAATATTAGAGGCGGTCTTTAAATTAAATTCTCTTCCCGCTTGAAAATTGATATCTCTGTCTGCTGTAAAGTTTAGATCATTTTCAGTATGCACACTTATACTATCACGTGCATATATGTCTATCTTACCGTTTGAACTTAATTCTATCCAACTAGTACCACTTGCGTTGCCTATGTATATAAGGTCCTCGGTGTTGTGCATCAGTATCTGATGACCTGTGCGTGTACGCAGTCTTATGCTTTCACCCATTGGCAAACCAACTTTGCCGTCCTTGTCTCCTGCTTCTACACTAGCATATTCACTTTTTGTGTTTCTTGCACTGCCCTTACGTAAAAACTTATCATCACCATCATCAAATACCAAACTCGATCCGCCCAATCTCATTGAGTGTATCTGTGCCTTTGCTCCCTTAGGACCGTATGCTGTTTTAGGTGCTCCTGGACTCTTGTCCAATGGACCTGGTGTGCTTATGCCAAACACTGAACTAGGTGTTTCACGTCTTGCACTGCTTGATGTTATACCTCTTATCTCGTCCAACAATAATCCCTGTGAACTTAACACGGTGCTCTGTGGACTCACAGGCTTAATAAACTGTGTAGGATCTGCTGATCTACCCTTTTCAGTAAGTTTGTTGTATTCCGTTACTGGTAATTTTTTGCTGTTGTTTAATTCGTTGAATGTTGTGGCCGCATAGTTACCTGACGGTACCGCAAAGTTCATGTAATCATCTGGTACGCAACCTATCCAATAACCTTGGTTGATTGAACCTTCCACGAACACAACCATAACACGAGTGCCAACGTCTGGTGGTACAAACCACATACCGTAACTCATCTGTGAATTTGCGTAACCTTCGTTCTTGCTGTTTGCTCTGACTGTTGTTTGTCCGCCAAACAAACTTAGGTATCTCACGTGTAGGATCTGTCCTGCGGCTTCCTCATCATTACCTGATGTTGTGGTCTTTAGGATCTCAACCTCAAGGTCTCCCTTGCTCAATGGATCAAGATGTGAAATGATTCTTGCTATGTAGACTCCATGTCTACGACTCAACCCACCTGCATCAACTGTACGTTTTTCCTGTGCCATTATGTATTCAATTCCTCATCTGTAATTTCGTCAAAGAAAATATCTTCTTCAACTGCGTCTACTGAACCGTCCGCTTTAACTTCGTTACCAACTTTGTTTTCTTTTTTACCTTCTTGGTATGCGTTTGTGTCTGAATCACTTGCACTTACCTCTGTAAGTTGATTACGTCTACGCACCATTTGTAGTGTCTGTTTGAATACTCCACCTTGGAACACGTTTGTAACCTTAACAACCTGATACACTCCGGAGAATGCATTAACCTTTATGGTTGCTTCTGGAAACGTCATTATACCGTTCTTGCCAAAGTCAACTGGTGTTCTAAAGTTTACGTTTACGTCAACTTCACCATTCTGATGATTTATTGAACCGTCTGCATTTAAATTAATAGTTCCGGGTAAAGGTTCTGAATTGTAATTACCCATTCCACTGTCGGCAATGTAGTAAGGATCTCCCCATATTTCCATGTCCGCTGTTACTAGGTCTGACCCACTATCTATGATAGCATTGTGGAAACGTCTAGCCACTGCCATTTCTGGAGTCTCTGGTACAGCACCCGCGGAGTCTGATTTGTTTTCAATGTCTGGTAACGCACCTGATATTCCGTTGTCGGTTTCATTGGTGTTACCATCTGACTGCTTAAAGTTTGTATCGGAAACATCTTCAGCAGTACCAGATGTTTCAACCTTGTTTGTTCCTGCGTTATCTGTGTTTTTAGCAATACTTGTATAAAATGCAGTATTGATGTTGATGTCAAATGCAAGTACATCTTTGTTTGCACCCGTGTATATGTAATTGTATTCTTTAACACACTGCTTTTCTAATGACTCAACACCTTTTGCTGGTGCAGTAGGTGGAGCAAATTTAGAACTGTGTACCTTGTATGGCACTACTTTATATACATATACTCTTGGTGGTCTTCCTGATTTCTTTTCCTGTGCTTTGTTTGTGATGTTGTACACACTTGCTTCTATCTTAAACCAATCTTTAAATCCGTTTTCATCTGTTGGTGCATTGTGTCCTATGCTCTGTCCATAGTCACTCATGATTACCAACTCTTCTAACATTTTTTGTATTGTCATTCCCTGTGGAAATTTTATTTCCATATTTTTTCCAGGAATAATTTTAATCTTTCCTCTTTCAAAAATACCTTGTTCTTCATTATAGGTAAACTTTGCAAGACCAAAAGGTGCCGCACCCGCGGCTCCATATTCAAATCTTCCTTTTGCAATAGTGCCATTCCCAATCTTATTGATGTTTACTTTGGCAGTACCTCTTTGTTTGATTCCTTCAGATACCTTACTACGTAAAACTGTGTACCCTAATTGTGTGCTTAGGTATTCATCAAAGTTTGCAGGCACGTTGCCTTGTTCACCAGTGATTGAATACCATGCCTCTGCTGGATCTGTAGATGATATTGTTGCACTGTTTTGATCCGCAGGTGAACTAGAACCAACAGCATTTTTATTACTTGCTCTACTTCCTTCAGTTGGAAATAAAATAACATATTCATCTGGTTCAACTACATCACCTTTTTCTTTTTGTTCTAACAAGTGTGTGTTTAAAACTGTTGCGGCACTTTTTGCTCCGCTTTGGCAAAGTTCTTCAATGGTGTTTCCAGAGATTTGTAAATCAATTGGTAACTTTTGTACCTGATCACTAAATGCAACGTCATTCCAAGGAACACCTTTTACACTATAAACACTTCCAGATGCTTCAACACTGAAACCTGCATTAGTCCATTTGAAAGGCATAACTTTACGCATACCTAAACTGCTGTCAGGATATACTGGATCTCCGTTTGAATCCCAACCTTTAAATTCTATAATTAAAACATAAGGTGCTTGTAAGTAGTTGTCATGTCCTGCTTTTAATGAACACAGTTGCAGTGTTTGTAAAAACAGTCCCATTGAATAAGGTTCATGAACTTCAAATTGAAAACTTGTTGCCTGTGTATTTCTACTTTTAGGATTGGGTGCAATAAAAGTTTGTATTTCTAAATTATCAATAAAGTATTCTAACTTAATACCGTTCTGTTCGTATGCTGTACGAGCCATTCCTTTTACACCACTAGTACCACCCGTCTTTA